TCATATACTTGTTATGCTCATCAATACGTATTCTCAAAGGTAACTTATTTTCTAATACCTTATTGATAAAATCCCTACGTTTTAATATGAGTGAATTATTTATCAGAGTCCTATCACTTCCGGCAATAAGATACTTGCTTAACTTCCATTCAACAACCTGATAATGATGCTTAAATTCTTTGCTCATTGTTGACCGATTGTGTCCTGAGGCATCACCATAATAGTATAGTCCGGCTTTATGATTTGGATAGCGCATCATAAATTCTTCACATACCTCTTCAGTTGAGTTGCGGGGGTTTTCAAGAGCTATCTCATCAATGCATCGCGCCCACCTTATACCTTCTATCTGTTCAAATTGCCATATAGAAGCAGAATTATAAGGCACTGAATTCTGATCAAAAGTTATGTGAATAGGTTTTTTAGGATCATATTTACATGGCTCAACATGTTCTAATCGCTTAAATGATGAATAAAACTCGCCGCCTGTTGATAAGAATGGGGACGCATAAACAAGAGCCTTACCACGTTCTTCTGAGTTATTGTCTAAAATATTCTGAATATAGTTTTCTCCGACATTGTTAACGTTATGATAGGTTGAACTAATTACGACAAACTTATTGTTTATTTGTTTCTTAAAAAAATCATTCCTGTCGTAAATCTTATTATTTATTTCATCGATATAGTTATCTAATTCAAACCACTTGTTTAACCAGTCAACTTTTGCCGGGCTTGTGCAAATGAACAATGGATTATACTGTTGACTTTTATTTCCTGTGCTCGATAATTTGCCGTCTACAAGATATATACCTCCCTGTCTTATCCTGGCAATGATTATCTCCTTTACGTCTGTCTCATCAGTATCTTTTGTTTCATCCAGAACAGCCCACCCAAACTCTTTGCCCTCGTGTGATGTTGCACGCTCCAATGATCCTATAAAAATAATGCATCCATTTATAAATGAAATGATGCCATAGTAGTCATCAAAGTTATGAGTTCTTGTATTAAAATGAGACGGGGGTTTTTTACCTACAACATACTGACCATATGGCCGGGATTCTCTATCATATTCAACAACGCCTATACTCTTCCAATATTCACGAATACGAAATATAGTACTTTGCACAAGCTGTAAATAAGTGTTAGCTCCAATAAAGCCTCTTACGTCCGGAAATTGTCTAATTAACTGATATGTTTTTATGCCTAAAAGATGGGTTTTACCCGCGCCAACACCAGAGAGAAATAGATTTATCGGGCTTATGCTTTTTAAGATAGCTCTCTGTGGTTCCGATATAGTCTGTTCAATTAGCATTTATTAATATATATGAGCCATTTATGAGTTTCTTACCCTTATTCCATGTAGGTATTCCCTTGTGAACTAAAGACATTTTCCTTTTAGCTTCTTCACTTCTTTTGAGCCCTTTATTTGATTCTCTTATTTTATTTATTTGATCCTCAGTATGCGGCCTGCGTTGGCCTAAATGAGATGTCCTTAATTTTTCAATGGTTTCTCTTGATGGCCTTATTCCCTTATGTGATTTACTTATTTTTTTCTTTGTTTCATCACTTAATTTATGACCAATTCTCGATTGCCGCATTTTCTCTTTTGTCTCTTCTGTGTGAGGTATATATTTAACGGGTTTAGCTTTTAATAAATTATTAAAATATGGTTTATATGAATCCATAAAATACTGCTCTAATTTTATTAGATCCTCTTTATCGCAACCCAATAATAGAGAAAAACATAAATCAGATTCCCCATATTTATCATAATGCCTTTGAAGTTTTTTTGAATGATGTATGCCACGCTTTAATTGACTAATATGTCCCTGCCATCTTCTATATATATTTGATGAGGATCCAATATAAATCCGTTCGGGTTTACAAATAGATTGTATTTTATATATTCCTGGGAATTTCATTATTTAATTATAATATCCGGTAATTGCGGAATACTTAATGTGCCATCTATCTTTATCGGTGCGTCATATCCAAGCATCTTTGAAATAGAGTCAAGTGCCTTTTGTTTATCATAAAGCTTTATCCTGATATATTCAACATTCACTGGCTCTTTTTCTTCACTTTCAGGATTATATTGATATTCTGTTTTTATCTTTGTGTCTATCTCAGAAATACACGCTTTTTGATCATCTGCAAGTTCTGCAAAATTCTTTCTTTCAATCCAGGTGTTATGCATCCATGCAATAGAAGAAAAAGCTATCTTCATATGTTCTGAGATAACTTTTAACCTGCTCAATCCAGCCGTTTCAGCAAGATTATCCTGCATTTTCTTTATACGGGCCTGAATATAAGGTTTTTTTAGGTTTTCGTTTGATATAACACCCGCTGTCTTTTCTGAATATCCGGCACGAATAGCGGCCTGAGTTGCATTTAAATCCATGCAATACTCATAACAAAACTTTTCCTGCTTATCAGTTAATTCTATTTCTCCTATCTCTTCTGCCATTAGTATATCACATTATGAACAAAAACATAAATCGAACATCCTAAAACACCCAACTTAAATGCTATTAAACTGATCTTGATTACCTTATCCATTATTTACTTTTGTTTTTGAAATATTCAATCTGTTTCAGTCTGGCTTTGGCTTTCTTTTTACTCATCGGTTTTGATAGCCTTTTTCCTTTACTGGAATATACTGTACATTTACCTTTCTTACAACGTATCATTTCAGCATCATTTATGCAAATTTAAACATTAAGTTTATTATTATCAAAGATATTATTTTCTGAATATTAAAAGCACCTCATCATAGCGATTTTGTTTTGCCCGATTATCAATAATCTCAAAGGGAATATTCAGAGTTCTGAAAATAGACTCTTCATTATCTATATCCTGTATGTCCTCAATAATCATTATGCCACCCTCGCGAAGCACCGGCCATACTGCTTTGATAAAATGCAGCTGATCTTTTAGAAAATGCGACCCGTCATCAATAGCAATATCCGGTACAAAGTCTTTAAAATAATCTTCTGTAAGATCATTCGAATCCATTAACTGAAACTCAACATCATCTGTTTTGGGAACATTAAGAAATATATCAATAAAACGTATTCGTGATTTGCTGAAATAAAGACTCCAAAGTTTTGCACTACCTCCGTATTGATAACCTACCTCAAAAAGATTAATATGCTTATCTCTGTATGGCGCGAACATCTCATCGTAAATAGGAAGATAATTATGTATTGTTCCTTTATCACTGAGCGCATCTGGGATAAAATAGCCGTCGCCCTGGCTTTTATTAATCTCTACTAAGTTCATATTGATCTCGTTTATATGGTAATGAATAATGAGAGTGCCCTTCTAAAAGCGCCTGTTTGTCGTTCATGTGAGAGTTATGCAATTCACAAACTTTTACATCAGTATTTGATCCTATCCAAAACTCACGACCGTAAATCCAGTCTGTATTTAAAAGTTCATCGGATAATGTATTTAGGTAAGAAGCATTTGCCCACCAAAATGCACCGGAAAAATGCGGATAGTTGCCGTAAACCGTATCTGAGTTCCACATGACGCCGCAACAATCATAATTTTTCAGCTTCTCAATGCATAATTGCCAATTATCAATGACAAAATACTCCATGTATTTGCGCCAGTCCTCTGTAGGCTCTGAATACTTTGTCACTCCTTTTGTGTGAAAAAACATTATCTGTTCATCAGGATTCTGTTTTGCATATCCGGCAACCCAACGCATGGTATCTGCTATCTCATTATTCTGCTGATAAACATTGATAAATATGTTTTTACCTGGGACTATTATTGATTGCAGATATTGATAAATCCACTTAATATCCTCTGATGTTTGAATTATTCCAACATAGAGATAATTACAAGCATCGTAAAGGCCGGAATTAATTAAAGAATCGAATTGTTCTTTAACCATTCGTTTGTATTCTCCATACGGATAGATATGATAGGCTATTATCATATTATCTGAATATCAGGGAACATTATTATATATTTTCCAGAATACTGGCCTTCTAATGATTTTATGATGTAATCTTTAAAGTTATGTGCGAGGATTATGATATAATCAATTTCGTGCGATTTAAGAACGTTGCGCGGCATAACTTCAATTCCGGTGCCGGGGACAAACTTACCTTGCTTAAATGGCGTGTCATCAATGATAAATTTAATTTTAGTATAGTCTATCTCACAGGTATTAAGAAATACACATCCTTTTGCTGCAGCTCCAAAACAAGCGATATTCTTACCTTCAGAAACAAGACTATCAATAAAGGTTTTGAATAGTTCTATTTTTCCATGCGTGCGTTTACCCCATTTAAGATAATAATCTTTTGTCAGCGTTTTTTCAAGATTCAGGAAAGATTCTACAGTTGAATCAGGTTGTCTATATGATGAATCCTTTGTACTTAATACTCTCAGCGTCCCGGCATGCATATTATGATATGAAACATTTATTACTTTTATGCCTTCTTGTTTTAAAAGATCAACAATATTTTTAAGTGAATAGTAATAAATATGCTCATGATAAATCTGATCATAATTATCATTTGCAGTCGTGGTGAGTACATAAGGGAATTCAAGACACCATATACCGTCTGAAGTCAAACTATGTTCTATGCCCTGCACAAAAGAACGGATTTCAAAAGTATGTTGGAATACATTTGTTGAAGTTATTAACTTGGCTTTGTAATTAGCCTTTATCTTTTCGTCAAAATAAGTACACCAGTATTCAATATTTAACTCTTTGTTTATATCAATAAAGCTTTTTGAACAATCAACATTGATATATTTTAATTTGCGATTCTCTCTTCGAAATTCAACCAAAAGACTACCATCATTACCGCCGATGTCCATTATTATGTCATTATCTTTAAATTCGCATATCCGGGAAAGATAATCATACATCTTTGCGCAATGATCCAGATAAGGTCTATTTACTCCTGATCGATATAGATAATTCAAAAATAGGCTATCTTTATCAATTAACTCGGTGAGTGATACAAGGTGACTTTCATTAAAAAACTGTACCGCAAGCGGAAACCTCTGGCAGTTTAATGACTCTTCACGCGTGGCACAAAGATTATTTACCAAAGGTACATTTCCAAGATTAAGAAACTCTGTTATATCATTACTTCCTGTTATCGGACATTTATCTATTTTCATAAATCTGGAGTTAATGTGTGAATAGCTCTAAAATCTTTTTCATTCTTTAGAACTTCAAATAAGGCCTGGTTATGTAATATTTTATCAGCATCATTAAATCCTTTGGGATGCCATTGATGAAATACAAAAGGATTTGTAGGTTGCTCAATTTTTAATCCAAGTCTTTTTATTTGCTCAACAAAATAATCATCATCATAAGCGACGCCATCACAAAAACGCTCATCAAAACCATTCAATTTAATAAGATTTTCGGTTGTTATTGCACTGCAAAAATGATGCATAGCCGGCCTATAAATAGGATGATTATACCAACCACTATCACCATCAAAAGTATTCGCGCGTTCGTTCATTTTGGCATCTTCAATCTCTTCTCCAAATTCAAGCGAATAAGTACTGAATGAATAATAGTTTTTATCTGTCACCGTCTGAGCATAACTGATAACATCGCCTTTGTGACAAATCTCTGCATGTTGAATAAGTATTCTATCAGGATAACAGTCTTCTATTGTAAGCTTAAACCCGTAGTTATGTGCTGCAATATAATTATCATTGAACTGACCTTTTAATTTTATAATATTGACATCAAAGGGAAGTTGTGGAAGCGATATGTCTTCTGAACTATTATTATCGATTATATAGACATTGAAATCTTTGTTTTTTGATGCTGCAAATGACCGCAATGTATTTGCAAGTTGAATAGGGCGATTATAATATGTACGAACTATACTTAACATTATATTCGTTTTTTTGAAACCTTCATTGTATAACCTTCTTCGTCATGATGAGCAGTAAGTTTCTTAATTAAATATCCTTTCTGTCCTTTTGTTTTCATCTCTTCGCCCAGTCGCCACCACAGATCAGCATCAGGAGGTGATAATATACCATCTTCAGCAAATCTATCTCTTATTCTCAGTTTAGTATCCGAATATTTTACGCATGAAGCAGAATTACAACAACACCCGCCGGTAACATTCCATTCTATGATCTTATTATCTAATTGGACATTTGGCAACTTTGTCCCCGGATATGTTGAAATAGTGCAAATAAACATTGGATGATATTCTTCAATGACTTTATTAATTTCAAATAAATGATTATTAAGCCAGAAGTCATCATGATCAAGGGAGCATATATATTCAAAACCATCATTAAGCGCCATTTCAATTCCGGTTAATCTTGGAGTCATACCACCTGCAGCCCAAAGTTCGTAAGATCCGAAATTATATTTTTCGCGCTCTATTGATTTTTCAAGATTAATAAAGTTAACCTGGGGAAAATGCTCCACAATGTCAATATAAGACTTTACGTCTTTTATTGCATCTCCTATTAAATAAACTTGATAATCTTTATGAATCTGAAGATAAACTGAATTTAGCGCGCGAATTAAATAGTTTTTCGTCTTACCATCTGGCCTGTCATAAGTGGCTATTACAACAGCTATCTTCATTAGTTCTGATAAAATGGTAAGTGGGTTAAGATATAAATATGACAGTCAGAAATAGTTTGTAAGTATATTTTCATGGCTGTCAATTCTTTCATTAGTTCAGTCCGATTAGTTCGTTACCCATTTCGATACATACAAATTCTCTTTCCTCTGCCTCTCTGACTGCACGTTCAAATAATGCTACCTCACGCATATGCTTCAGCTCTACCTCAAAGCGGGTTCCTCCTTCAATGAAGTTATCCTCATATAATGAGTAGAAACCATATTCATCTGAAAAGATTCGCATTTTTTTTGTTGGTGCAATTATCATTCTATTCTTTTTTTGTTGCGGGAGCGTCACACGATTACGCAGCTTTCAGTTTATGGGGCTGATGAGTTACCACTTACTCTATCCCGCAATTATGAGATCGCTGCACCTGCTTTCCAAGTTATGTCCTTACTACATTCGGAAATGTAGGTTTGCCATATTTCTCTTGCGACCTCTTCCATTGCAAATATATGAATTTCAAATAACAAATCAAAATTAAAATAAGAGGCAGCTACTATCTTCACCCCCTCTTATCCGGCACTGTTTGTCGGGCGGTCTAAATCCTTTTGTGCCTATTCGACTAATTCGTATGTCTTTTCAAATATATCTGGCTTACATGGGTAAAACTCCCCATTAACTCCACGAATTAACCAATCATTTAGTTTACAAGTCATCTCTCCTTCGAGTGTTGGTATTAGTAAAGATGGCAGCCCATCTTCTGTAAAAGCAGGGGCTATATTCATTTGTTCTGCTGCTGCCCAATGATAAACCACATCTTTCATGTCATCAGTGAATTGATTTGCCTCAATCACGACCGGTTTTTTACGATACTTTGCCATTGTTTCTGTTTTAGTTTATATTAAGTTAAAAGTGTTTTTCGTCGTGGTCTCTGAGGGACTGAAATTAAATTACTTCACATTTTACTTTAACCACTTTAAAATGATCTTTTACATCATTCCAAGTGCTACCCTCTCTATCTGTATTTATGCAAGCGGCCATTGCCTCTTTTCGTGTTCTAAAAACTCTTTGGTGACATACACCCCAATTGAATGTAGCCCATCCGGTAAAGGCAGTACCCTTTTTTATTTCAGGTTGTTTTATTTTTTTCATTTCATTTCGTTTTAATTGTTACTTATTTATCATTATCTTCTTTACTATCCACTATTTAATTTCTTCGTCAAACGGTGCACCTTTCTGCTGCTCTTCTGTCTTGGTTCCGGTTAGCTTTTCAATGAGGCTATCAATTACAGCAAAAGCACGATGCTCAAATAGTGTCTTATCGTGTTCACCAAAATGGCCCTTAAGCCTTTTCAGAGATTTTATATCTCCCTCTGTCGGGATGAATGATTGCTCAGTTGTTCTTTGCTCCTTGCGTTCTGAGGGGAGGGAAAGACAAGCGTTAAAGCCCCTGATAAATGCTGCAATTTCAGGTTCATAGGTTGAATCTAATTCAGCAATGCTCATTATCTCTTCCTCTGTTATCTCGATATTTTTCAATTGTTCAGGTTCACCAATAGGCTTATTTTTTTGTTTATAAATCTCCTTTATTATTTCTCTTGCTCTTTTTACACATATTTCAATTTCCTCATAATCAGGGCCATCATATGAATTTTCATGAAGTAAATATTCTGCTGCTTGAGCAAGTCTTTCTAAAACATCCGTTGTTGGATAAGGATTATTAAGGCCAAGAGGTATATTCTCCTCTGTTATCTCAGGGAGAGGGGAGGATAACTGATGAAATTCGAGCATAGCATCAATAACAAGGTCTAAAAAGACTCCGCTAAATACGCTCCCTTTAAATCCTGATTTCTGATTTGGAAACTTAGATTTCCAATGTTTTTGCAGTATCTCTTCTGCCTGTTTTCTGTCTGCGTTCATGGCTTATTCTTTATTTAATGCACAATATAAGTTTGC